AAATACTGATTACCGATTGCACCATAAGCAGAGTTGAGTGAAATCTTTTTAGCCATCTGAATGTTATTACAGCGGGCAATTTCTTTCTCCAATGCTTTGGTAGGAGTCTTTTCATATTGCTGTTTTGCCTGAAGCATTCGCTTCTTGAAAATTACTCGCTCATTATACATCTTGTCCATGAGTTCTGGCAGGAACCCACGAACATCCTTGCGGTACATTGCACCATTAGCACAGACTGCATAGTCCTTATGCATTTCAAAGTTCACTTCCTCATTAAGTATCCTCTCAACTGAAGCTGTTGGGTGTCGTTCCTCCAGGAGGGTTTCTGGAGAAATATTGTACTGCATAATAAGATGAGGATAGAGAGAGTTGAGGTCAAAACTAACAACCCAATCATACTTTCCTGGAATCGGTTCCTTGACATAGGCACCTGCATACTTTTCATTTTTCTGCGACTTGTTTCTAGGCGGAATGACAATGTTTCTTTTCTTCAAGTCGTTGTAGATAATATTATCCCACATACGGACTTGATAAAAAACATCAGCATAGTTTACCTTGGCATCATAAGCCATTGTCAAGGCAAGTTCAATCAGTTTCATCTTGTCTTCCAATCGGTCAACAAGTTCCACGTCAACAATGTTATATTCAATAAATTTCTGCCACCCCTTGGAATAGAAATCCTTAAAGGTTTCAAACTCAGAGTGGTCTAGTTTCTTCTGTCCTAGTTCTACCTCAGCTATGTAGTCAAGACGATATGATTCTTGTGCTTTATATGTGAACTTTTTGTACAGATCAAGATAATCAAGTTGAGTCAATCCACCAACATCAAATACTGGGTGGGTGCGTCCCATGATTGTCACCTCACCCTCAGTAACAAGTCCCCAGTTGGAGAATCGCTTCATCAACTTCTCTCCAAGAACCCTGTTGAGGCGTTTGCAGATGTATGGGATGTCAAAGAACTGAATGTTCCAACCAGTCACCACATCAGGGACATCTTGCATCCAATAGTTAATAAAGCGACTTAACAACTCATGCTCTGTAGGACAATGATGATAAGTGACATTCTCTTGCTTGTTCGCAAAAGGTTTTACACCCCAAGTAATGATCTGCTTAGTTGTATAGTCTTGGATAGTGATGGCAAGAATTTCTTCCTGGGCAGATTCTACATCAGGGAATCCGTACTCAGCAGTGGTCTCGATGTCAAGAGTAACTAGTTTGATTTTACTAATATCAAACTTGATCTCATCCTCAGGATACTTCTCCGAGATGTATTGATAGATGTATCTGTCATTGCCATAGATCTCAAATCCATCAACTTCATCGTATTTTTTGTAAAACTCACGACAATCACGAACAGTGCCTGGTCTAATCTCATCAACAGAATCACCAGTCAGGGTTTTATATTTTGTTTTCTTCTTCGACTTTACAAATAGAGTTGGAAAGAACTCGTCCCTGGTTTCAAATCTCCGTCCGTCTTCGACTCCACGAACCAGAAACTGGTTTCCAATCATTTGCACGTTTGTGTAGAATCGCATCAGTCACTTTCCTATGGAGGTACTCAATTTCAAATTTCTTGTTGTCCCAATCACTTGGATCAACTTTGGTGCCACTATGGTTTTCATATTTTTCAATAAACCAGTTCATTACATTCCAATGATGTGCAGGAATGTATTGTGGCGATAAACAAACAAAGATATGATCGAACTTATAATTATCTATTTGATAACTACCATCGTCATCATACGTATAATCATCAATAAAGTCTTGAACAAACTGTTTCTTTCTCCCTATGAGAGAATACTTGTTTGCAATCCATACAAGGGACTTCAGTTTCTTCTTTACGTTGAGCCATCCAATCCAATTGCCTTCATTGACCGCATCATAGTGTAGCATATAATCGACTTCTTGTTCAAAGGAACGTCGCTCACTTTTCACAAAGTCATAATCACACATCAGAACATCATCGTGTTCATCAATGTTGATCAAATCAATCGATTCATATTCTGCAATATGATACAAAATTGAATCATGATCATATCCAAACTTGACATTATCACAATGCTTGATTGCTTCACTAAAAAGATTTTGTACGAAAATTAATTTGTCTTCATCATAGTGAAGTTCCTCTTTCTTATACCTTGAGGTACTGAAAAAGGCATCCCATCTAACTAGGGGATTATTATGAAATGCTATCTCCCTAGAAATATGGTCAGTGGGAGCCATGATAAAATCAAGATCAATGCTTAGAACTCTCATTTTGTAAGGTCAATGTACTTCTCAAGTAGAGTTGGCATTGGGTCTACAAGTGTGATGATTTTATCAGAACTAATCATAAAAGTATCTTGCTTTGTATGCTCAAGCATCCAAGGAGAAAGAGTACTTGACTCACAAATCTCCATTGGATTGATAAGTTTACAATCTGGTTGACCAATGTCAGCAGTTACCTCTGTGATTTCACTAATCAGTTTCTGATTCGTCTGCAGTAGAATCACTTTGATTACTTTCTTTTCCATTTTTTAGAATGTCCTCTTGATACATTTCATAGATTTTTTCTACTGGAGTTACCATTGTAACAACCCAGTCAGTTGAGAGTGGTATGGTTTTTTCTTTTGCAATGGGCATCCAAGGATACATTGTCACAGAAAATTCAGACTTCTTCTCTGATTTAGAGTCCAACTCCTCAGTGGTGAGGTTATCAGTATTGGACATTTTAATGACACAGGGTTTTGTCAAAAAGTAACCAAGGACTTTTTTATCAGAGGAAACCATCTCCTTTACGTCAGCAATGACATCTTCTCCAGATTTCAGAAGCAAAACTTTAATTGTCATAATTAGATTATTCCGTATTCATATTTTAGCAATAAAAAAGAGGGGAGTCAACTGGTTTTTGCCAGTTTCCCCTCCGTCTGCGGCGACGATACTTTATTTAGAACCAATCTTTACGTTGATGATGTGTAGGAACAATTCTACCAAGAACAACTGTCAAAAGCCCATCCTCAAAATCAACTGATCTAACTTCCGTATCATCACTGAGTGTCCATGCTCGTGTAAATGACCGTTGAGCCAAACCTTTGTGCAGGTAGTTCGTTTCCGTTTCTTTATCCTCTTTCTGACCTTCAACAAAAAGTTTACCGTCTTGTGTGTAGACATTGACTTCTTTCTTCTTAAATCCTGCAAGTGCTAACTCCAACCTAGACTCTACATTACTAACCTGTACCAAGTTGTAAGGTGGGTAGTTGGTAGTTGTCTCGTGTAGATCAAATACTCTATTCAGATATTCATTCATGCCGATACTATTCTTGGAAATCTTATCCAAGATCTGAGGAAGATCTTCAGCATGATACTTCATGAGGTTTCCCATTCTTCTAGCTCCTATTAAGCGAGTTTGTATTTTGTGGACCCTTTCGGCATCCAATACTAATTATACAAGAAAGCAGAAAAAAGGAGGTGTGGTTAACCCCCAGAATGTAGCGTGTATTCCGTATGTAGCGTGTCGCGCACGAAAGAGCGACTTACTATTTATTTCTTTTTTTCGTAAGAAATGCTGGTCTGTCTTTTCTCTTATATTCTTTCTTCAGATGCCTTGCCATTGATTTCTGCTTTGCAATACTCATATCCTCCTTAACTTTCACTGGTTTTTGATAGGTCTCTGGGTTTGTATCATCAATATTTTTCTGAATACGTTTCTTTAATTTTTTGAATAGTTTTTCGTTCTCTGGGAAATGATTGTCAATATAAACATTGTTGGCATTAACCATTGATTGGACCTGAATCATTTTAGGGTCCATTTGCTGGTTCTCAGGTAACAACAATTGTTCAAGTTGCATCTGAAGTTCAATCTTTATGTAATTCTGTGCAATCTTTGGTATAGAAGATAGTGCACTCAAAAAGAATTCATGTTCACCTTGCTTAAATCTATTCTCAGGAGAAGTTCTCTTCTTCCACTTACCCATCATACTTTCTTCAACATTCTCTGGACTTTGAAGATATCCATTCATTGTATAAAGATGTGCCTGATCAAAGGGAATTTTCAGAATTACATTTAGAACTGGAATCTCTTTGTCTAAATCATCTATTCCAACAAAGGCTTTTCTAATATTTTGTTCGTATATTTCATTCCACCTTTCACTAAAACCATCAATGCTAAATCCAATAATCTCTGTGATTCCATTGACAGCACTCAAGACTTGACTCATTATAGAGTGCTCAATTCCTCGTTTTGAATTAAACAAGTATATTTGTCCTAACATGATAATGTTTTCTTCATTATCAATCACCACTTCAGGGACTTTGGTAAAGTTGCTAATCACAGATCTAGCAGCAATATTACCACCAAGATCAATGCCTCTATATGCATTGGTCAAAATAAACTTAGACAACCTCCCATCAGTTTGTGGGTTGTATGGTTCTCCAGTATTTGGATTTGTAAGTAAATATTGATTTGCATTTTCAGAAAGCACTATCTCTAAGGGATTTTCTGGAGAACCAGTGCTCTCTGAATCAACTTCATATCTTGGATTATTTGCTGGACGTTTCCACTTACGAGAAGACTCATGGAGAGTTACAATACAATTATTCAAGACATCAATAGAATCAGCAACACCATTCATCACATTAGAAACATGATCAACGGACACACCTATTTGTTTTTCAAACTCCAGTGATTCTTGCAGGTAGGATTCTTTTACACTACTATTAGGTGGTGGTATGTCCATATAAATGGGCATATTTCTTGTCTTAAACTTTTTAGCGGTTGTCCACTTTTTAAAATTTGGATCTGAGGTG